GTTCGCCTGTTCTCGATCGCCAAGATCAGGCTTCCCGTAAGTTCTCCGCGCGACAGAAGCGCCTCCTGAAAGGCATCCAGTTCGTCGATGCTGGTGATGGTCTGGACTTGATCATCACGGGTGATTTGCTGCCCGGAAAGGTGCCTGTCCTTGATGGATTTCTCCGCCGGGGTCATGTCAGCACCGCCAAGGCGATCCACAGAAGCACAAAGAGCGAAACTGCCCCGAGCGCATCGCCAAGAAGCTCAAAAAACCTCCCGGCAAAGATTGACCGCCTGACTGGCGTTCCCGGCCATGGGCTGCGCGATAGAACATCGTCCGGGCTATATCCCGCCGCATTGCGGATGCGCGCATGGTGAATTGTTTCGGCTTCTTCGCGCAGATCATCCGGCCAGATGAATTCCGGGGTGCGGCGCACAATGTCCGCCTCTTTTTCTGTCAGGGGCCGGTTCATCAATAACCCCTTTCGTTGTGCTTTTCCGTCTCAACGGCCTCGATCCGCTTGACCTCATCCTCACCAAGAAGCTCAACGCATCCAGCGCGCGTCAGCCAGCGTAGGCCGATCTTCAGTGCGTGAAGCTTGCAGGAACAGACGCTGAAGGATTTCCACCTGATGTTGCCCTCATGGCCACCCACAGGCTGCTCATCGTCTTCCCAATGTTCACGAATGCAGGCCGGAACGTCTTCAACCTCAAAGTCATCACCAAAGCACACGCAAACAGTGCGGTCAGCGATAAGAATGTCCTCGATAAACACCATTGATCCACCCTGACTAGAGATCCGAGAGGCTCATGTGTCGCTCTCGTTGTCATTCGGTGTAATCAAAATGAGTGCGCATGTCAAACTCAAAATGATGTTGATTTGAGTTTGGAAAGTGACGACAAGGTGGCCATGACCTATCCGAACAATATTGTCGAAAAGTTTGGCGGGGTGGCCTCGATGGCCCGCCAGCTTGGATATGCCCGTCAGACCGTCCGCAACTGGATCGTTCGGGGCGCAATCCATGATCACCACAAACCCGCGATCATGGCGGCTGCAAAGTCGTCAGGCATCGAAATTACTGAGGCGGAATTTTTCCCTACGGGGGGATACTCAACGGCTGATCGCTGAGGCCGAACACGCGCACATGGGGCGGCCCCCCGCTTTGTGCATGACACCCGCAAATGTGCTGCATCAGGCGCTCTACCCCGAAGCGAGATGAGGGGAACCATCACCAAGATAGGGATAAAATGGAACTATCTGTTCATCACGACCGGATCATCGGCACTATGTCGGCGATCAAATCAAACGAGCGCACGCGCGCATCCGATGCGGGCGAAGATCGCGCGGAAATTGGTGATCTGCTTGAACTGACCGGCTTGAACAAGAAGGCCTTTGCCTTCATCCGGTCAATCGACAAGCTGGAAGCAGACAAGCGCGACGACGTTCTGCGCTCACTGCACCCGCTCCTGGATCTGATGGATACCCATTGGAACGGGCAAAAAACACCCGACATGTTCGATGATGCAGTCGAGCCTTCTGAGCCGCCCGTCGGCGATGATTTCGACGCCGCGCTTGCCTCTGCGCCGGGGGATGCGGCGTGAGGGTTCTGGCCTTCGACATTGCCTCTGTTACCGGCTGCGCCTTTGGTGTGGCCGGGGACAGGCCGACTGCATGGTCGGTGTCCTTCGGCAAGGCCTCTGAGGAAGAGCGCCTTTCCAAAGCACTCCGCATGACCGCCGCCTATATCGCGCGGTTTTCGCCAGATCTGGTGGCCGTAGAGGCCCCTGTCGGGGGCCGTGACGCCAATGCCCTTTTGATTGGCCTGTGCGCCTGCGTGAAGGGTGAGGCGGCGCGGCATGGGGTGAGGGTGGTCAGCTATTTCCCCGCCACGGTGCGAAAGCACTTTCTGGGCAAGTCCCTGACGGCTCGGGATTTCCCGGCGCTGAAACACGCTGCCGCAAAGAAGGCGATCAAGGGCGCGGTCATTGCCAGATGCAACCTTCTGGGGTGGGAAATCACCGACCCGGACGCCGCCGACGCTGCGGCCCTGTGGGACTTTGCCTGCTCCGTCGAAAGCCGGTCACACCAGATGGCGACCGTCGGCGGTCTGTTTGGTGGGCGGAAATGACGCCTCACCAGAACACCGCATGGATCGTTCAAGTTCGCTCCCTCTTGGGCCACGGATTTGGGGTTGAGGACATCGCAATCAAGCTTGAATGCAGCGTCGCTGACGTGCGGCGCGAGGTCGAAATCTACCGCCAGGAAGGGCGGATCAAGGAAATCGTGAGGGGCAAATGAGCATAAAGATCATGCAAGAGGTGATGGAACTTGCGCCGGTTGATCAAGGGACGCTGTTGGTTCTGCTTGTTCTAGCCGACAGCGCCGATGAGGGATCAAGAACCTGCTATCCCGGCGTCGGCAGCATTGCAGCAAAGTCACGTCTCAGTGAGAGGCAGGTCCAATACTGCCTTCAGCGGTTGCGCGAAATTGGCGTGATTGATGTTTCGCGGAACGCCAGCCCGGTGAAAACGAACCTCTACCGAATAACGGAAACATCCAAGTGGGCTCAGGCCCGAGACGCAATTATTGCACCCCATTCGAAAAAGCCCGAGACGCAATCTGCGACATGCCGAGACGCAACCCATTGCGTATCTGAGACGCAACCCATTGCACCCAAACCGTCAGTAACGTCAGTAGAACCATCAGTCGTGCGTGAGGATGATCTTTTCTCAGCAAATGACAGAACGACAGAGGCAGGCACCAAGCCGAAAGATCAGAAGGTCAATGAACAGTTCGAAGCGTTCTGGGCGGCGTTTCCGAAGAAGCCCAATCCATCGTCGAAGAAAAATACCCGCGCCCGGTTTGTGACGGCCCTGCGGAAGGTGACGTTCGACGATCTGATGCGGGCGACGGAGAACTACGCCCAATCGAGGGATGGCGAAGACCCGCAATACACGAAGGGCGCAGAGCCGTGGCTGAACGGTGAGTTCTGGACGGTGTGGATTGAGCCGGTTCGACCCGCCGAGACGCCGCAGCGATCCTACACCGGCGGGCATCGTCTGTCCCGCCCTTGGGGCGATGTGGTGCGGTGAGGGTTCTTGTCGCCTGCGAATTTTCCGGCACAGTCCGTCGCGCGTTTGCTGCGCGTGGCCACGACGCATGGTCCTGCGACCTGCTTCCGGCAGAGGATCGGTCGAACCGGCACATCATCGGCGATGCGCGCGAGCTGTTGGGCGATGGGTGGGATTTGCTCATGGTGGCCCATCCGCCATGTACCCGCCTGTGCAATAGTGGCGTCAGGTGGCTGGCGGAACGTGACCTGTGGACAGATCTGGATGACGCTGCCGAACTGTTCTCGGACTTCTGGAACGCGCCTATCGAACGTATCGCCGTTGAAAATCCGGTCATGCACCGCCATGCCAAGGCGAGGATCGTCAATTACGCGGAACCAGCCCAGAGCGTCCAGCCGTGGCAGTTTGGCCATGGGGAAACCAAGAGAACCTGCCTCTGGCTCAAGAACCTGCCAAAGCTGCGGCCGACCAATATCGTTTCCGGGCGCGAACAGCGCGTTCATCGGATGCCGCCCGGACCTGATCGCCGGAAAGAGCGCAGCCGGTTTTTCAGCGGGATTGCAGAGGCGATGGCGGACCAGTGGGGCGGTGATCTGTTTGCGAGGGCCGCTAAATGACATTTCAGAACATCGAAGCGGAACAGGCGGTTCTCGGGTCAATCCTGACGCAGAACGCGGCCTTCGATTTGGTTGCAGACGTTTTGCAGCCGGAATTTTTCTCGGATCAGGTTCATCGGCGGATTTACGAAGTCGCGGCTGGCCGCATTCGGAAAGGTCATCTGGTTTCGCCCGTCACGATGAAGTTGGAATTCGAGGCCGACGAGGGGATGAAGTCTCTGGGCGGGGTCGGGTATCTGGCCAGACTGGCGGGGGTAGGGTCTGCGACGACCGCGCGGGAATATGCCAAGCAGATAGTCGAGGCGGCAGCGCGTCGTGGACTTCACCAGATCGCCGCTGAGGCCGATTACATGCTGTCCGAGGGTCGGGATAGCCAAGAAGTAAAGATGGCCGTCCTGCACGCTCTACAGGCCGTTCCCGAGGGGGCGGCGGAAGAAAGCAGCTATTCGCTGGCAAAGGCTGTGTCAGAGGCAGCCGCGCAAGCGGTTCGCGCCTATCAGGGCGAAAGTTCGTTTTTGAAGACCGGTGTTGCGACCCTTGACCGGGTGATCATGGGTCTGGCTCCGGGCGATCTGTGTTTGATCTGCGGGGCTACCTCGATGGGAAAGACCAGTCTGGCGCTGGAAGTAGCCAGCCAAGTGGCCTATCGGGACGAAGGGGTCGCCTTTGTGTCGCTGGAAATGACCCGGCAGGAGTTGGCAACGCGGATGGCGTCGGCGAAAAGCCGGGTGCCATACACTGATTTACGCGATCCGGCGCAAATGTCGGAAGGCGATTTCCGCAAGTGGATCGAGGCGACGGCAGAGGTTGCCAAAGGGGCGATGCGGATCATCCCGAGGCACATCCGGGACATTCCGGCGATCCATGCGGCGGTCAAGCGGGCCGGGATGGGCTTCAAGGCTGGCAAGCCGTCTCTGGTGGTGATTGATTACGCCCAGCTTGTGCGGGGGCAGGGCAAGGGTCGTTACGAGCAAATGACCGAGGTGTCTATCGGTCTAAAGCAGTTGGCCGGGCTGCTGGAAGTGCCTGTCATTGCCCTGTGCCAACTGTCGCGGGACATTGGATCGCGTGATGACAAACGCCCGCAACTGTCTGACATCAAAGAGACGGGCCAATTCGAGAATGACGCCGATCAGGTGATTTTCTGCCACCGGGAAGGCTATTGGCTCGAACGGGCCGGGCCGAAGCCCGACAAGTCCGGGAACATCACAGAGCAAGCCCGCAACGAATGGGAAGCCGACAAGGCGGCGGTCAGGAACGTGATGGAACTGATCGTTCGGAAGAACCGCCACGGTCGCTTGGCGACGGCTGAAATCGGCTTCCACGATGCGACGGGGCGGTTCTGGGATCTGAAGGAAAGGTCATTTGACGATGGCTATTGACCAGGACTTCCTGCGGCTGATCCAGCGCCGGGGCTGGCGGATTGTTTCGGCAGATGAGGAACATGTATGGGCAGGGTGTCCGCGCGAAGGGTGTAGGCTCACCGTGCGACTGAAGCCCGACGGTCTGGTGCCTGACGCCTGCGGGGGAGGGGCCGATCTGACCGAGCATGTCGTGACGAGCTTTGATGTCGGGAGGCTGTTTCTGCGGGATCGCCGGGTAAGCCTCGGGCTATCCATCCGTGAGGTCGAGGAAATTGGCGGGATCGCCGAGGATTTTCTGGCAAAGTTCGAAAAGGACAAACCGTCAAAAACGCCGAACGCCCAAACCTTTCTGGAATGGGCGAAGGCGCTTGGCTATGAGGTTGTTCTGCGTCCGTCGTTTCTTCCGCCACTGGCGCTGCGGATCATCGCGGAAACCCGCGCAAAGTTGCGTTCCCGGATCACGATGTTTCGGGTCCACGCCGCAAGGCGGCTGACACGGTCTGAAGAAGATCGCTGATCGTATCCGCGACGGCCTTCTGATCCTCGACCAGCCGCGTGAAGACCGGCACAAGGTCTTTCTCGGGCGGTTCCGTCGTCGTCCATCTTTCCAGCAGCATGATCACCGGGAACGGCACGTTATGTTCCCGCCGCCAGCGAAACACGGTAGGACGTGACACGCCCATGTCGGCGGCGCATTTGGCCGCAAATCCAGGCCCCCACCATTTGGCGGCCAAAGCCTCGAAAAGTGACGTTCTTTCCTGCGGTTCCATGGCGTGAAGCGTGTCGGGTGTCAGCATCTGGTTTCCTCTTGCCCGTCCGGGCGCTGTGGTGCTAGGTGATCCGTGCCCGCCCTCGCGGGTGCTTGCAAGCGGGCCTGGGGGGTGTGGTGCCCCCCGGCCCATCGCATTAGAGGCTGTTCAAGAGTTCGCGCAAGGCGTTGTCTTTGGCAATTCCGACCCGTGCAGTCTCCGACTGATAGTTCCGGCGGGCGCTGCGTCCCGCCCGACGTTATCGCTCCGGCAGCACTGGCAGCGTATTCCGATCCTGAACGGGTGGCTGTGGTCAGCCCCCGGCGGTGCATCGAGCGTGGCGAAAATCCGTGACATAGATCAGCCCTCCATGGCGGTGGCGATAGCGGCGCTCAGGCCGATCGCAGTGAGAATAATGGCTCCGGCGATGATGCCGATTTCTGAAACCGTGGCCGGAAACTGTCCGACCAGGCAGGCGATATTGTCAGGGGCGCAAACAAGCATTGTGGTGTCCTCGTTGTTGGGGCGGGGTGGTGTCCCGCTGGTGGTGATCAATTCAATTCAGGATCAGGCTATCAGTCAGAGCGATGAAACTGTGCCCCATGCCGTCGCCCTGTTCCTGAGCGTTCCAGCCACAGGCGGAGCTATCCTCTGTCTGGCAGGGCGGGACTAGGTGCAGCAGGATCGCAATTACTGCTGCGGGGATATGAATAATCATGGCAGGCGGTATCCATGTTCGCCAATGATCAGGCGCAGGTCGCGCAATCCCGCCAACGTACGCCAAGCCGCGTCCTTGGCCGACTGGCGCAGGTCAGCGTTGCGGGCGCTCATTGCCCGGCCCCGCCGCCTCGCAGCCTCTGCCAGATCCATCGCGGTCAGGGCGCGATGGCATCCCATGGGGCTAATCCTGTCTGTCATGGTGTTCTCCTGATGGTGTGCCGGTGGTGTCGGCCAGTGCTGATAGATATAGCACGCATATTGATACTGTGTCAAAACATAAGATCAGTAAAATGATACCAGCAGCGATGACCGGACAAATGGCTGTGCATATGAGGCCAGGACAGGCCGCGCAAATAGTCCGGACATGACCGAAAACACCCCGACCCTAAGCGCTGATAGCTATCGCTCACCCACCATGAAGCGGCGAATATCCGCCCGCGTCCGTGACGCAGTCCGCCTAAGAGTAGAGAAAGGATACAAGTGCGAAGACGCAGCCCGCGCAGCGGGGCTTTCCTCAGCAGGCTATTACAAGGCCATGAACCAGCCACACGTCAGGGCCTACGCCGAAGCCCTGAAGATGGCCTACATCGAACGAATACAGGCGGATAAAGCGATCCTGCGCGCCGAAGCCCTCGAAGTCGCCCGCGATCTCCTGCACAATTCACCCTCAGATCAGGTCAAAGCGAGGATGGTCGAGTTCCTGGCTGGCGAGGCCAAATCCGGGGCCTCTGTAAACGTGCAAATCAACAATAATTCAGGGGGTTACGAGTTCGTTCGCCCTGGGCAGCAGATTGTCGAAATCCGCGCCACACTAGATAGCGTGTCTGGTGATGATCAAAGCCAAGGTGCTGAAAACAAATGACAATCCTGCGAACCTTCATCAGCAGCCTGACGCAAGCCCAAGTTTCAGGGCCGTCCCGCCCTGCATCGGCACGGGGTCCGGCTGTGGGGGGTGGGTCTGCATCGGCGGGGGGTAGGGGGAAAACTGGGCGCGCGTCTTCAGATACTCGACCCTCCCTCTGGCGAATTATTTTGAGACAGTGTTTTGGGAATTTTTTTATTTTTATGGATCGTAATGCAACGTTTGTTCGGGAAATCTCGGGCTGGCATTTTTTGTGCGTGTATCAATTTGACAGCTTGAAGGGGGTGTGAGATGGCGGCTAAAGCTGGTGATGATCGGATAGTGGTTTGTGGCTGCGGGTGTTCGACGTTTGAGCTTTATGAGGGTGGTGGCGTGGAGTGTGCGAACTGTTCTGGTGGCATTGACGGCATATCGTCGTGGTATCGAATTAATCCTGATGTTCCTGAAAGTGATGGTTCTGTTTTTCGGAACATTCGGGGGAACGGGAGTGTAAGTTTTGCGCGGGAGCGTCTGCGGCGCATGGCGGCGGCGGATGACAATGTGGCGTTGGTGGTGGTGAGGCCGGATGGTGTGGTTTTGGTTTGGTGCGGGGTTGAGACGCGGAAGCAGAAGCGGTGGGTGGTAAAGCGGCTGCGGGATGCGAAGAAGCTGATCGAGGCTGGCAATGTCGTATAAGCGTGACATAGATATTGTCCGGGCGCGTCGGACGAAGGTTCTGGCTCGGGAAGACGGGGACAAGCTATATGCGCTGAAGGGGACAGGTGGCGGTAGCAGCGCGGCGTGGGGCGGCATTACCGGGACCTTGTCGGCGCAGGCTGATCTTCAGGCTGCCTTGAATGGGAAGCAGGCGTCTCTTGGCTTTACGCCTGAGAACGTGGCGAACAAGGACGCCTCTGGCGGCTATGCGGGCCTGACGCTTTTCAAGCTGAACCTGCGGAATGCGGCGAACACCATCACCTCTTGGTTCACGAACGCCAACACTGTAGCCCGGACCTATACCTTTCCGGACAAGGACGGCACGGTCGCCATGACCTCGGACATTACCGGGGTAAATTCGGGGACGAACACGGGCGACGTGACGCTTGCCGGGACGCCGAACTACCTCACGATCGTCGGACAGGTCATCACGCGTGCTCTGATCGACCTGACGGCCCATGTGACGGGAAAGCTGCCGTTTGCGAATATCGCGGATGTGGCGACCGGAACCGTCATGTATCGCAAGACGGCGGCGACGGGGGCTATGGAAGCCCAGACGCTGGCGACTCTGAAAACCGATCTCGGGCTGACCGGCACCAATTCCGGCGATCAGACCATCACGCTGACGGGCGATGTTACCGGATCAGGGGCAGGATCGTTCGCAACCACCCTTGCTTCCGCGGTCAACGCCAATGCGCGCCTCGCCGTTTCAAAGGCCGGAACCCTGATCGGGACGCGGCGCAAGATCAACCTCATTGAGGGCGCGAACATCACCCTGACCATGGCCGACGATGCCGCCGGTGAAAAGGTCGATGTCACCATCGCTGCGGTCGGTGGCGGCGGATATGTTTCCCCCCTGTGGAGCCAACTCGCATGATCGTCCTTGACACAACCTCAATGGTCCTGCGGCTGGTTTCGTCGTCAACTTCCGCCCTCGATGTGACGGCAGACGCAACTACCTTCACGGCATCATCCGCAACCCCTGTTGCCCAGAACACGGCAATAACGACAGCCACGACCACGACGGTTGTTTCTGCCCCTGCTGCTTCGGCTCAGAAGATCGTCAAGAACCTCACGGTCGAAAACAAGGGAACCGCCTCAAACACTGTGTCGGTCGAGCGGTTCGACGGGACAACCGCCTTCAAGATTACCGGCGCAACCCTTAACGCCGGGGAAACCTTGGTCTACAGCGATGCGGGCTGGCAGGTTCTGGATGCAACCGGGCGGCTGAAAGTCGTAAACGACATATCGTCCAGCCCGATTGCGGCCCGCAAGATCGACATGAACAAGGTGGGCGCAACATCGAAGGCCGCTGGAACATGGCATTCTGACTTCGCTGCGACCGGATTTCCGTCATCATGGTCGCCGGGAACACCGGGCCTTGCTGGCCGCGCCACAGACGGCACGACGGCGGCAGATGCCGGGTGTGTGCCGCTCTGGACGCCAGCCAGCGGTAATCTGTGGGTCGATGAATTCCTTTCGTCCCTGTCATCTTCCGCCCTCTACGCGCTTTGGGATGTTCTCTGGGTCAATTCCGGCATCGTCGTCACCACGACGACCGCTCAAACCATAAACTCAGTTGCCCTTCCGGCCCGCGACCTGGATGGAACCATCAACGGCAGAGGATGCCGCGTCGGCCTTCTGGTGACGACGGCGACGACCAACGCTGGCGCAATCACCAATATGACGCTCAGCTACACGAACTCTGACGGCACGGCTGGCAGAACCGCAACGATGGCTTCTTTCCCGATCACAGCCAACGCCGGAACCTATGTCGAATTCCAGCTTCAAGGCGGGGATCAGGGCGTCAAGTCGATCCAGTCCGTCACGCTTGGAACCTCACTCGTGACCGGCGCTGTTTCCCTGATTGTCTCTCGGACACATGCCGCCGTCGGCATCACCTTCACCAATGCCGCCTATGTCTCATCGGCCAAGAGCCGCCTCTATTCAGGCACATGCTTGCTGCCATTCACCCTGAAAACCGGAACGACGGCGATGAACGCCTTCGCGACTCTATCGGTCATTGAGAGGTAAAATCATGGCCCTTGCAAAAACCACCAGAGGAAACTTCGTCTATATCCCCGATGGCGACATTCTGACCGAATACTTTTGGGACAGGTCAGAACTTTCCATCATCCAAGGGCCGATCCAGAGCGGAACCTCATCCTGTTCCGTCATGAAGATCTGGGCAATCGCAGAGGAACAGGCCCCGGACTATGACGGCGTGAGGCGCACCCGCTGGCTCATCACCCGTGACACCTACAAGGAATTGCGCGAAACCACGATCAAGACATGGCTTGAATGGTTCCCTGAGAACGAATGGGGGCAGATGGTCAGGTCGGAACCCGCGATCCACTACCTGAAACGAAAACATTCCTCCGGCGACGGAACCCTTGTCGATTGCGAAGTCATCTTCATCGCAATTCCTGACCCAGACGTAGCGGAACAGGTCTGCGCCTCCTACGAAATCACAGGCTTCTTCCGAAACGAAGGCCAATTCTGCGAAAAAGGCGTGACGGACGAACTTCTTTCGCGCTGCGGGCGATACCCGTCCATGAAGAATGGTCCGGGAGCAACATGGCACGGCGGCTTCATTGACCTGAACGCCCCGAGGGAAGGTCACTGGATCCCCTACATGCGCGGCGATATGCCCCTCCCCCCAGAACTGTCCGAAGAACAGTCTGCCGAATACAAAAAGCCTGACGGATGGAAATTCTACCTTCAGCCGCCCGGCCTGATCGAAAAGAAGATCGACGGAAAGATCACCTACGTTCTCAATCCGAGGGCCGAAAACACACGGCACACCAAGAAGAACTATCTGCAAATCATCCAGGGCAAGTCGAAGGAATTCATCGACCGCCGCGTCATGAACAAGGTCGGCCTCTATTCCGACGGAAAGCCGGTTTACCCCACATTCTCGGAACAGGATCACATTGCGCCTCGTGACGTGGCCCCGATCCCCGGCGCGCCCATCATTGTCGGCCTCGACTTCGGGCGCGATCCTGCCGCCGCCTTCTGTCAGTGCGTGAACGGCCAATGGACTGTCCTGTCAGAACTGATCGGCGACAATGAGAGCGCCCAACTGTTTGCACCCCGCATCCGTCGGCACATTTCGCAGAAATATCCCGGATACAAGGCCGAGTTTTGGGGCGATCCGCGCGGCGCTGATGGCGTTCAATCCGTCGAAACGACCGCCTATGACGTGTTCCTTGCAAACGGCATGAGGGTTCTTCCCGCCACCACGGATAACAACCCTGAAATGCGTCGATCCACTGTCGAGGCCGTCCTTGACCGCCGAAACGCTTTCCTGATCAACCCGTCGTGCATGACCGCAAAAACCGGCTTCTCTGGCGGATATCACTATCCGAAGATCAAGGGCGCGCCCGGCGTCTACGGCGAACGCCCGAGGAAGAACCGCTATTCCCATGTCGTAGAAGCGATCGAAAACGCCCTTCTCGGCGGCGGGGAAGGCGATGCCGTCGTCATGTCGTCCATCAAGAAGCCGAAGGCCTCAAGGGTCAACCGGCATCATGTCTCACTTCGAAGGTCAGCATGATCGAATGGTTCGTCGGCTTTCATCGCCCTTCCTTCAGAAATGCAAAAGGCCGGATCGACCCGCAATGCTGGTTCGGACATGTCGAGATATGGGGATACAACAAAGACGATACCTGGCTGTTCATTGACCCACAGGCCAAGGGGACAAAGATCGTCATGACCCATCTCTATGATGACGTGATGGCACATCTCGAAGCCCGACATATCCTCTGCGAACTGATCCTGAAGCTTCCGGCAGAACCCGACACCGGCCTCATTCCTGTTCATGGCCCGATGACCTGCGCAACCATCGTCGGGCATATCTTGGGTGTCCGTGCATTTGCCCCGGCAGGCCTTCGGAGGAAGTTGCTGGCCAATGGTGCAGAGGTAGTCCATGGCGAAGCCGAAAGAAGATCCAGCCGATAAAGCCGCGCGTCTGCGCGAACGTCGCGTGTCAGAACTTGAGCGGGCCGCTGCCGCACAAAAGCAGGCGGCTGGCCTGTCCAGCGATCTGCGCGCCGTCTACGGGCTGCGGTCCATGTCCCTGTTCGGGATGCCGGGCATTGCCGGAAAAGAGCCGAGACCCAGTTTTCCAATCGCTCCAAGTCTCCCGAGCATGTTCCCGCGCCAATGAAAAAGCCAAGCAAAGACTTCTTGACACGATATTCCGCTGCCAAGCGGTTCCGTGATGACGTGCGCCCGTTCATCAAGGACGTGCTGCGCTTCTGTTGCCCCGGTCGGGAATATGACTTCGACACGACGCAGCCGAAGGAACATACAACCAACACTTACATTTCTCTGCCGGAAGAACTGGCCGGGGATCTGGCGGGCGATATCGTCACCTACTTCACCCCCCCCGAAGCGCGCTGGATGCAATATCAGGTCGTTCAGGATGTCCCAGAAAACAACAAGGACCAGATCCTGCAACTGGTCCAGCACCGCGAAGACAAGCTGTTCGAACTGATCCAGACATCGAACTTCTACGACATTGCCC